CAACAAATAAGATGGTTTTATTTGAAAGTGACCCTGAAATTGTTGAACTTCGTATCCCAATGGAAATGCAAATGCTGCCACCTCAGGCGCGTAACTTAGAATTCTTAGTTCCGGTTGAATGTGAAATTGCTGGTGTCGTTGTTCGATATCCAATGGCTTGTCACTTCGCTTACGGCTTCTAAGATAGATAGCACCAAATAGAAAAGGGCAGGTATTTTACTTGCCCTTTTTTTACACTCAACAATAAATTATGAAGGTAAATTATTATGGCTAAAGTACTAAATTATGACGCTTTAAATACTCACACTGTATCGGCTGGCGTTGATGCGCTTGTTCGACTTGTGCCCGGTGCAAACACTGTTGATGATGCTGTGTTTGATAAATTAATGGATAAGAAAAAAGGATCTGAAGGTTTCCAGTGTTTGATTGAAGACGGTATTGTGACTGTTCTTAATGATGAAGCTGTTAGCGAAGATGGTAGTGTTGTTATTAGTAAGGCTAAAGTTCCTGATGCGAAATCAATTATTGATGCTGAAATAGATATCGATGTATTGAATGGTTATCTTGATGAAGAAAGTACATCAGCTAAACCGCGTAATTCAGTTATTGAGCATATTGAAGCTCAAATTGAAAAATTGAATAAAGATATCGGTTCTGATACTGAAGAATAATGACCATATTAACCAACTTACAAAAAGTTAAAGCTATTGCAGCCGGTGATGAAAATATTCCTGATTTAACGGAAGCTTCACCGGTTGTGATTAATACGCTTGCACTTGTTGAAAAGTTGGTTACTGTTGGTAAATTCGGCACATTAACAGAAGAAGCCCAAACCTATTACGCAGCACACCTTTTAAGCCTTGCATTTACTGAAGCCGGTGGCCGTGGTCCTTTATCATCTGAATCCATTGGTGATATCACAACATCCTATACACTGCCTTATTTGAATCAACAATCCGTGATTGCCTCAACTCAATACGGCTTATACTTCATAGAACTTCGAAACAGTCTCATTCCTAAAATATTGGTGGTCTAACATGGCCGCGCGTATCAAAGATATCGACAAAGGCATGAAAGCAACCTTGAAGCGTATTGCTGACAAAGCAAATCATGTTGATATTGGCCTTCAGTCTGATGAAGATGAAACTCTCTTAAAAATTGCTGCAGCACATGAATTTGGTGCTGAGATTAATCATCCGGGTGGCACTGCATATGGCTACAAAACTGAAAAAGATGCACAAGCCGGTAAAGTTCGCTTTTTAAAGAAAGGTGAAGGTTACAAGGTGTTAGGTGAAACGAAGCCACATGTGATTGTTATTCCTGAACGCTCATACATTCGAACAACCGTTGATGAGAATGAAGAAAAGTATTCTCGAGCTGTTCAAAAAGTAATGGGACAAATAATTGATGGGTATCTTGATAAGTTTCAGGCTCTTTCATTACTTGGCCAGTTAGTTGAAGGTGACATTAAATCTCAAATAATTAATCTTGATTCACCTGCTAATGCTGCAAGTACTATTCGTAAAAAAGGTAGTGATAATCCATTAGTGGACAAAGGATTCCTTGGCGGTGCCATTCGATACGCGGTGGTTGAATGAGCGTCTTAGGTACAATTCGAAAGCGTTCATCAATTCAACCATTGATACGGTCAATGGGCTCTACTGTTGTTGATAGAGTGAATACACCCAATACACCATTGACCACCACCATTGATGTACACATTCAACCCTTATCAGATAAAGAACTACGAAACGTGCCTGAAGGTCAGAACACTTTAGAGTGGGTCAACATATGGTCAGTATCAGAAATTAAAAACAAAGATGTTATTAGTATTTATACCGTACAAAAAGTGAAGTACTGGGCTGAGGGGCCATTCTGGAAAGCGCAAGCTGTGAAGGTAACTGACTAATGGCTATAGCATTATTAACTGACTTCAAAGCTTTTATGGATGCCATTGAAACGTGGTTAACAACATCAACAGGTGTTGCCACTGTTATTGATAAAAACCAAGCAGAAGGTCGCCCAGCCAAACCCTATATTGCAATTAAAATAAATACTCGAGGCATCCGGTTTGGTTTTGATGATGTGATTGAAAACTATAATGCGGTCAGTGAAGTTATTGAACGTAATGTTGCTGGTCCACGCAAAATGATGTTGCAAGTTGAGGTCTATACAGATCCCAAAGATCTTGCGACTGATAATGAAGCCGGTGACCTTTTAGAAGTTGCTTTGATGTCACTCGAGCAAACATTTTTTGTTGAATTATTTAATAGTGCAAATTTTTCAATTCTTGACCATACTCCCATTAATAACTTAGATGAACAGCTTGGCGAACGATGGGAACGCCGCGCACAAACGGATTTAACTTTGCTTTATACAGGCGAAACATTTAATGATGGTGATGATGGAAGTGGTAATTGGATTGAAACAGCAGATGCACCCACTGAATTAAATACGAATTTAACTATTACTGAGTAAGGTACAAAACAATGAGTGAAATAGCCGATGTAGTAAATGTCACTGTCAATGTTGCTGACACGAAGATCACCAGAACAGGTTTTGGTATTCCGTTGATTTTTGATTTGTTTGCATCTTCAATTTTTCCTGAGCGTGTTCGTTCATATTCAAACATGACAGATATTGCCGTTGATTTTGCAACCACCTCAAAAGTGTATAAATGCGCTAATGCAATATTTTCTCAAGAACGTGCACCGACTACTATAAAAGTAGGGCGACAAGATTCAGGTGATGCCAGCATTACTTCTGCCTTAGGTGTGATTAATGATGAAGATTCAGATTTTTATTGTGTGGTCACGCCTTACAAACTAAAAGCTGATATTGAATTAATTGCGGCATGGGTTGAAGCTCAACAAAAAATATTCTTATCTAGTAGTGAAGATGCGGATGTTATTACTACCGCAACCACTGACATTGCAGCTGCATTAAAAGCCGCTGGTTATAATCGTACAGGTTACATGTGGCACCATGAAGCCGGTGTTGATGTAACCGGTGCCGCTTATACTGTCACAAGCAATGTGGCCACTATTGTTCAAGCTTCTCATGGCTTGCGTGTTGGTGATCCAACTACTTTTGATACTTCATCAGGTGCAAGCATTGATGGTGATAACACGGTTGCAAGTGTTGTTGATGCAAATACTTTTACAGTGACCACAACAGCAATTGATGAAGCTGGTCCAGCAACCGTTAATTACTTCGCGCGCTATACATTCCCTGAGGCGGCTTGGGTTGGACTGATGTTGCCAAGTGATCCAGGCTCTGAAACTTGGAAGTTTAAAAGCCTAACAAGCGTTGTACCCGTACCACGAACATTTTTAACACCAACAGAAGAATCAAATGCCCTTGGTAAGAATGCGAATCTTTACACACCCCTTGCCGGTGTTGGTTCAACGCATGAAGGTGTAATGGCTTCAGGTCGTTATATCGATATTCAACGTGGTATTGATTGGATTGAAGCGCGTATTGGTGAAGGCATTGTGACTCGATTATTGAATTCTCCAAAAGTACCGTATACCGATGGTGGCGCAGCAATTCTTGAAGGTGAAATTCAACAAGTACTTGATCAGGCTGTGAATCAAAATATTTTAGGTGCTTTGCTTGATGATTCAGGTGACTTCTATCGAATCACGGTTCCTAAGGTTGCGGATCAATCTACCACTGATCGTACAGCACGATACTTTCCCGGAATAACGGCACAGGCTCAAATGGCCGGTGCTATTCACTCTTTAGCAATTACAGTAAACGCGCAGGTATAAAATTATGTCAAATACATTAGAAACATTTGATCCTAAGAATATTGAACTGATTATTGGTGGCAATCTTATTTCTGGCTTTGCAGATGATATGGTTACCGCTGATCGTGATGCCAATATATTTGACGATGAAGCCGGCGCACAAGGTGATGTTGTTCGCTTCGCTAATAATGACAAACGTGGATTAATAACGGTTAAGTTATTACAGACAAGTAAATCAAATCTGTTCTTGTCAGGTTTAGCCAAGGCTGATGAATTCACTGGTCTAGGCATATTTCCTGTCATTCTTAAAGATACACGTGGCAATGATCTGGTTGTTGCGGCGCAAGCATGGATTCAAAAAATCGCATCTATCTCATATAAACGTGGTGTTGAAACCCGTGAATGGGAAATAAGAACAAACAATATTCAAATTGTTGTTGGTGGTGCGGCTTAATGTTGGAACAGAAAACAGTTAAGGTATGTGGCACTAAAATTACTATACAACAATTACCTACTGAAAATGGTTTTGAAGTCTTTATTGCGCTGTCTAAAATATTGGCTGGTGCAAAAGATGGTGTGAATATTAAATCATTACTGAATTTTGATGAACCCGAAGTTAATATTGGTGCAATCATTGCCGGCATTATTGAAAAAACAGATGTGATTGGTACACCTCAATTCATTAGAAAGCTGATTGAAGATAGTATAATCAAGCCTGAATTCACAGAAGAATTCTACAACAACACCTTTGCCGGAAATTACTCTGAGTTATTCGTACTTGTTGGTGAAATAATATTGTTTAATCATTTCGATGATGTGGTAAAAAAAAATCTTTATCCATTTATAGAGAACTTATTAGCACCCGAGTAAAAGAATACGAACTTCACCCATTAATCTTGAGGCCGGTCATGGCGAATTTAATCACATTGCATGATGCTCAAGTCAATTCAAGCATTGTAGATATCATAAAATTAAACAACCTGGTCTTTGATATTGAGGATGCTAAATAATGGGTGTATTACGCGATCTTGTTACACGTTTTAGTTTTGATGTTAATAAAAAAGATATCAATAAATACAACAAAACCGTTAAGGGCATGTCTAGCAAGGCGCTTAAGCTTGCTGCTATTTTTGGTGGGGCTTTTACTGTTAAAGGGGCGGTAGATGCTGGATTAGCCGCTGAGCGTGCAGCATTCAATCTTGAGCGATTAGCTGAAACGGATTTCTCTAAGTTTCAAGATATGCTAAAAAAAACACGAGCTGAAATTGATCGCCTTACAAAAGGCGCCGGCATCACCTTTACCGATAAAAACTTTAATCTTGGTGCGGCGAAATTTGTTGAAGATTTTGGTCATGGAAATGAAGCGCTAAAACTTTTTAATACCATACTATCTTCCACCTCAAAGATAGTGACACGTACAGGTGGAAACATTAATGAAATGATGGGTATATTTCAGGAAGCAATTAAGTCAGGTAATTTTGATTTCTTGAAGCAGTTTCCTGAATTTGATCAAGTATATGTAAATAAGCGAAATCGTTTAAATAATATATTTGATCCAGGTGAGTTCGGCGGGGAAATAGGCCTTACCCAGAAAGCTAATATCGTAAGCGCTATATTAAAACAAATTGAAGCCAGTCAAATAAAAGCACTTAAAAATTTACCTGACATAATACTTGCGTCAAATCGAGCAGCGAAAAACTTTCAAAACACGTTGGATAATTCCGGAAAATCATTCAACAAAGTTTCAGTCCCTGTTATCGATTATTCAACTAGACAAGTGCAATCTATAGATAATTTTATTAGTGAAGGTGAACAGGATGGCTTTATTGACGCATTATTGCAAAGAATTCTCAGTAAAAAAGGCTTTGATCTTATAAAAGGTAAAAGTACTCCAGAAACAAATGAAATAGTGCCAGCAGCATCAGGCCAAATTAATCGGTCAGGAGTCAACATTAACAACACTTTTAATATAACCACTGATGATCCAAGAAAAGCGTCTTCACTTACAGTGCAAAAAATTAAAGAAGAATTCAGGAAAGGCACAAATCAATTAATACCCACTGAGGAACGATAATGCTAGGCATAGGCGATCCATTTGTAATTTTAACTAAAATCGGTAGCATTGAAATGGATGCTTCGCTTGATGAAGATCATCGGCTTGATTCAATCGTTACACGGAACCCTATTGAAGATGGTTCACAATATTCTGATCATATTGTCTTATTACCTATTGTTCTTGAATTGACTTGCAGAGTTAGTGATACCTCATTATATTATTTTTCAATTGCGCAGGCAGGTAAGGAAGGGAGAGCAAACCAAGCATATTTTGAATTAGTTAAGCTGCAAAATAATAGGAAGCCTTTTGATGTTGATACTGGTATTCGTGTATATGAAAATATGGTTATCGAGAATTTATCAGTTCCACGTAATTCAAAAGATGGTCATTCAATCCGTTTCAATATGGTTTTAGTTGAAATTCCGATAATTGGTGATAACGTTAAATCGAATCGAGAATTGATAGCAAAAGATGTTAGGCACTCTGCGATTGGCTCTGTAAGTAAGGGGTATGTTCAGAAAGAGTTAATATCATGAAATATTCTATTCGTGTAAATAAAGAAACTGATGCCTATTCAATGTCAGTTGAGATGGATGGGCAAGTGTTTGATTTATCATTCCATTACAATAAACGTGAAGATCGATGGTATTTAAGAGTTAGCCGAAATGATGCCATTGTTGTTGACGGCATTAAGTTGGTACATGGGACTGATTTATTGTCTCAATACCGCGCTTATGATGTGCCAGCCGGCATTCTTTCTATTGTCGACTCATCAGGTTTATATAATGATCCAAGTTCTTCTGAATTTGGCAATACAATACAGTTGCAATACGATGAAGCAATTTAATAGAAATATAGAGGTATCTTTTGAAGGTGCTGATATTAATCCAGTTACAAAGCTGCGTATAGCATTTGATGTTTCTAAACAAGATGGCGTTCAATTTAACGTAGGCACTATTCGAATTTATAATCTAAATCCTTCATCCAGGGGTACGCTTGCAAGAATAATACATAATCAAGATGATCCCTGCATAGGAGAATATATTAAATGCACCTTGCGCGTGGGCTATGGCGATCAACTTATTCATTTGATTACAGGTGATGTGTTATTTGCATCGAACCAAAGGTTAGGCCCTGACTGGATAACGGATATTGAACTATATACCGGACGATGTGCAGCCATTAAGTCTCGATTACAATTAAGTTATGGCAAGAAAACCTCCGCAAAGAAAATAGCAAACGACCTTCTTGCTACAATTCTGGGTGTTGATATCCAATATATAGAAGAAGCTGAAAAAGCTTTGCAAAATAAATTTGCTCTTAGTTATTCAATGTCAGGTATTGCCTATAATGAGGCGGCTGTATTTTTATCACGGTATGACCTTAAGTTTACTATTGAAGAAGACGGTAGCTTGCTAGTCTATAAAAAAGGTGAGCCTAGAGATTTAACAAGTAGTCAAACTGAACTAAATACCTTTAAGCCTGAGAATGGTTTATTAGGTAGCCCTAAAGTCACGCGATTAGGTGTTGAATTTCAATCATTGTTGCGACCACAAATAAAAATCCTGCAACGTGTGCATGTTGAATCTAAAAGCATTAGTGAAACGCTTCAAAATCAAGATAAATATTCACGTGAGTACTTTGTTACCGGTTTAAAACATACCGGTGATACGCATTCTGATGAATGGTTTACTGAAATTACGGGTTCTTATGTTGCGCTTAATAAAGGATTTTTACCGTGAGTGAACTTAATAGATTCAGCACTGAACTTGGAAATATCATCAATGAAAGATTGCGCGTGTGTATGCCTGCGAGAATTGAGAAATATGATTCTGATACGCACTTAGCTACAGTGCAACCGCTGATTAAAGTTAAGTTCTATAAACGTAAAGAACCTGAGTTGCTACGATTTATCGAGCGGGTGCCGGTCATTCATCCACGAACAGCGTCTGCCATTATTCGCTTACCAGTGAAGAAAGGGGATATTTGCACGTTGGTTTTTGCTGATCGCTCCATTGAAAACTGGATTGCTGGCGATGGTACTGAAAAATATTCTAATGATAAACGCATGCATCACCTTGAAGATGCTTATGCCATTTTAGGGGGGTACCCGGAAGGCAAACCCTATACTGCAAATAATCCTGATGCACTAGAAATTGAAGTTAGCCCTGAAACAAAAATTACTATTGGCAATGGAACAGATGAATTATTGAAGCTGGCCTTCGATGCGTTTACTGAACTAAAAACACTGACTGAAGAATTATCAACAACACTTACAAACATTCAAGCAATCACTGTGATAGGGAATTTAGGATCCCCGACATCAACACCAATCAATGCACTCGCCTTTGCTGCAACTAAAACTAATGTTGATAATATAACGAATACTGTCGATACTGTTATTCAATCGCTAGAGAATATCAAGGTGTAGCATGGATCTTAAATACAGTAATGACCTAGTTATCACTGGCGGCGATCTTCAAACGGTATCAGGTAATGATGAAGCAGGACAGAGAATTGAAGATCGATTGAAAACATTTAAAGGTGAATGGTTTTTAGATTTAAGTTTTGGACCCGATTACAGAAAAGATATACTGGTGAAGAATCCAAGATTATCGGTTATAGCAGCAATTATTAAACGCGAGATTCTGAAAAGCGCAGAGGTCACCTTTCAGGATTTTGAAACAAGCTTTGAAAATCGTAGGCTGAATATTGCTTACACATTAAAAACAACAGACGGAGCTATAACCAGTGATATTACTATATGATATTTGGTGTAACTTCTACCGGCTTTAATGCAAAACGATTATCAGATTGTAAAACTGAGATTGAATCTGTATTTAGGCAAACTTTTGGTGCTGGCATCAAGCTCACTCCTGATACTATATTTGGGAAGCTTGTCGGCATTATGGCTGAGCGTGAAACCGAATTGTGGGAAGGCGCAGAGGCTGAATATAATAGTCACTATCCAAATTCTGCTAGTGACATATCACTTGATGGTATTGGTGAATACACTGCTTTTTCAAGAAACGCCGCTGCAGTATCAACAGCCATTGCTTATTTAGCTGGAACAAATACCACGCTCATTCCAACTGGCACATTGTTTGCCGTTCAAGATTCCGGTGATCAATTCATAACATTGGCTAATGTGAATCTTGCTGGTAGTCAATTTGCTATAACTTCACTCACGTTATCAGGTTCAACAGTCACAGCAGTTGCAGCCGCACATGGTCGCAGTGTTGGTCAGTACGTATTTATTAATGATGCGGTTGAAACTGAATACAATGGTTTAGTTGAAATTCTCACCGTTGCTGATGCCAATACATTTACTTATGCCATAACCACAACACCGACTTCACCGGCAACAGGAATCATTACCGCTGATCCAGCAACAGCCGTAAATGTTGAAAGTGTTGATACTGGACCTATTGCAGCATTGGCCGGCACCTTAAATCAAATCGTTAATACAATTTCAGGTTTAGATCGTGTTGATAATTATGCCGATGCAACAAAAGGTGTAAACATCGAAACGGATGCTGAATTCAGAACGCGCCGGCTTGAAGCTTTGCAGGGTTTAGGCGCTGCACGTTTAGAAGCAATACGTGGTGCACTACTTCAAATTAACAATGTTACCGCTGCAAAAGTTTTTGAAAATGTTGATATCGTGCCTGATGTTGATGGTCGACCAGCTAAAAGCATTGAATGTCTTGTTATCGGAGGCCTTGATTCAGATATTTTATCAGTGGTCTGGGATAAAAAAGCGGCCGGCATAGAAGTGTTTGGTTCAATCTCTGGAACAGTTACCGATTCACAGGGAATCGATCACACATCACGTTTTAATCGACCAGTTGCTTCAAATATTTATCTTGAAATAGATTTTACCGTTGATGTTGATTTCCCCGGAACAGCCGAAGTTTTATCACGGCTGCTTACGTTTGGTGCTGCATTAGAAATTGGTGAAGATGTCGTTGTTTACCCTTATTTAATTTCATCCTTCAATGATGTACCTGGCATCTTGGATTTAGCCATTCGAATTGGCACAGCAGCAAGTCCTACGCTCGATGACAATATCGTTATTCCTGATACACAGATTGCTGATTTTGATTCATCTAGAATTACGTTGGCAGTGTTATGAGCATAACCAAAATAACGGATCATGCAGAACGCGCAAAGACAAGATTGCCTGAACAGTTTAATGGCGCAACTAATTTATTAGCATTGGTTGATTTAATAGGCACACGTTATCAAAGCATTGAAGATGTGATTGATGATTTACGCTTAAACAGGTTTATCTCTACCGCAACCGGCATGCAACTAGATAATGCTGGAACTATTTTAAATACTGTACGTGATGTTGGTGAAAGTGACAGTGCATACCGTTCACGAATTTTTGCAGCTACATCACAGCTTGAAAAAAGTGGTGAAGCTGAATCATTGATCGAGTTATACAATTTTCTTTTAAGCCCGGCTTTAGTTCGATTCCAAGAAATATATCCGGCCGGTGTTCAACTCACTGCACACACAGATACAGATCCAAATGATCCAGCAACGGATGAATACAATCGTGCAGCAATGGAAATAGTGAAAGCCGGTGGTATTGAAATGCTTTTATATGTTGCACCAGAAAATGATGATTTTTACTTATCCGATGTTTCAGAAGTTGATGGAAGCAATAACGGACCGACAGACATACTCCACGGTTTCGGTGATGAAGCCTTAACGGATGGCGGCAAACTAGCAAGGGTGTTCTAATGGCTAAACCTGACTTAATTAAATGGGTAACAGATGATGACGCAGCAAAGATATCTGACCCAGGCTCAACTAAAAAACTGGCTGGGTGGATTTACACTGAGCGCCCACCGTTTCAATTTTTGAATTGGCTTTGGAATATAACAAGTAAATGGTTCATGGGCCTACAGGGTAGTTATGCCGATATTATTGTTGGTAGCGCAACACAAGTAACAAATAATGAAGCAACGCATGTTGTTGATGATTTAAACGATGTGCTTGTTGTTGCGGGATCGCGTATCACTATCCTTGATGGCACACATATACTGGCATCAAACTTAGCGCTCACTAATAATGACATTATAATCGAGAGTGAATCAACAGAAGCAATTATTGATGTTTCTACTTTTACAATTAGCATATCTGGGCTAAGAACATTTTCAAAATTCAACCTAATAAACGCTGGGGCTGGTGATGTATCAATATCAGGTGCTGGCTCACAAGTTTATGCGTATGGCATAACACAAGATGTTATTACAAAAGGCAGTAATGTAATTTCATTCATACTTGATACTGTGACTGAAATGTTTATTGGTGAACGTCGACTTGATGGTTTTGATTCAGGAACAAGAATGCTGTTTCAACAAACTGCAACACCTTTTGGCTGGACAAAAGACACAACACACAACAACAAAGCATTAAGAATAGTGAACGGTGCTGTCAGTACTGGCGGTACAAGCTCATTCACAACAGCATTTGGTTCTGGGAAAACAACGGATAGCCAAACATTATCGACCTCACAAATTCCCGCCCATGATCATGGTCCGGCTGGTACGCATGGTCATACAATGAATATTGCTAATAATTCTGATACGACATCAAATTCAACAGGTAAATCAGGCGCAGCAACACCGGGGGCTGGTACAAATTCAGGGATAATTCAGGCCGTTGGCGATCATACGCATACTTCAGTCGGTGGGGGCGCTGGACATGCACACAATCTTTCTAATTTTGACTTGATGTATGTTGATTTCATTATTGGTGTGAAAGATTCATGATTAAAGAATGTAAATATAGAATGAGCTTACCTGAAGAAGAACGGGGTTGCATTGAACATAAGTGCCATCACTATCAAGATGTATTTGGTAAGCATCCACAAACAGGTGAGCTTATAAAAGAATTTATGTGTGATGATTTACTGAGAAATATATTAACAATCGAAAATTCAAAGATGCAAATGGAAAACGGAAAAGCCATTGATTCATTAAGAAACGAATCAGTGAAAAGTTTGTTCAGCGGTATGTCCAATATTGCAAAAATCCTAAGATTAAATAAAGGGTAAAATGATGAAAGTAACAATAATACCAAGTGATAAGAGTATATATGTTGAGGATGAATCTCTTATTCTCGATATGGATTATGATAATAGTATACATGCCATTCAATGGGATGGTACTGAAGGTATTATTGAATACGTTAATGCTCCCCCTAAAAAAATCACTGACATAGAAATTATTCAGCCTTACATAGATGCATTTAAAGCAGAAAAATCTACTCGATTAACATCAAAAGAAATCAACAGCCAAAGTAACAAAGCAAAGAATGCATTAATAAAATTGGAAATTAATAACGCTTATATGGAAATCGCACCTGAATTACTTTCGATCGTTGCCGGCCTACCGGGTGCGTCAAAAAAGATTAAAGATGCCGATAAGCTCATACAAAAAAAGAAATCACAGATAATCACTACATAAAAGGAACTTGATATGAATGCGATAATGATACCAATTTATCCAATCGGAACACATTGTGCCTAATAACAAACTAGAACATATACCTAATGTTGTGAAGCATGTTGCTGATGCTGGTGTTGGTGGATCTGTAATTCTTACCTGGATAACAACTCTCACACCTTTTTTAAATTTCTTAAT